CTGGGTCATTACCTTCCATTTCAATCTGTGACCATCTAAACTTCCGTTTTTGGTCTTTAATAAGTCCAAGTCTTATCTCTTTCTTATCTTCTTCAGTAAACTTAAAAATATTATCATAAATCCATTCTGTATCTGCTATTTTAGCATCCATTATACTTGAAGCAAGACTTTGTTTATTATTCCACAATTCAATTCTTTCTTCTTCATATATTGTTGATGGATTTTTTAATGCTAATTCAAAATTAACAAGTTCATCATCCGTATATCCTTGTGCGTATAAATGAACTATAGCAATTTTTGTTAATTCACTAACAACAATTCTTTGAAGTCTTTCAATAGTTCTTGCAAACCTCACATCCTCTGCTGCTAAAGTTGCTTTACTACCAACTGCCTCGTCATATCCAAGAAACGCCTTTGGAACTTTTAATGCTGCCATTAACTTATTTCTCAAATACTCAATATCCTCTACAGCTTCGTATGTTAGTCCAGCAAGACTATCAATTTGAGTTCCACTATCTCCACCACGAACTGGTAGGAAGAAATCCTCTGTAAGATTTTGAATGTTATATTTTAAATTGTAATCGCCCGTGTTTTGATCAATTACTGGTGCCTTCTTCATCTTATTGATAATCTTCTGCATAAAGTTTTCAACTTCTGCCGGTGGAATATTACCAATATCAATTTTGAAAACTCTCTTTTCAGGTGCTCTCATAATTCTATGAATTAACATTGCATCTTCCATAAGACTTAATTGTTTCCAAATCTTACGACCACCTTCAATCATACCTTTACCATAGGGTAAGAAATTTGCATCTGAAAGTAATCTAAAATGTGCTATTTCATAGTTTTCTAATTCTTTATTTCCTGCCATGTGTCCTGAATGTCTATTATCACCTTCTTCAACCATAAACTGAACATAATATGGATTTTCTGGATCCTCACCTTCAATACGAGTAACATCGTATGCTGAAAGTGGAACTACATTTGTAATACCATACTTTTCTTTGATGTCTAAATAGAGATAAAAATCTCCATATTTACATAGGTTACGAACCCATGGCCACAAATTGAATTCTATATTCAATATGTCATAAAAAAGATTATGTAGAATATCATGAATATTTTCATTTTCAGATCTAATTTCCAATACTTGACCATATTCTGATTTCATCGTGGATTCATCTGCATAAATATCAAGAGCACTTGAAATAATTGCATCACTATCCATTTCTTCATAATCTCTGAATAAAGCTAATCTTTCTGCTTGAAAACTAATTGCCTGGGCATGTCCATATCCACCCGTTGTTAAATTAGTATGTAATCTTGACCACCTATCCACCATACGATTTCTTGTTGCCGCCTGAACTTTATCTGTATCAGCAATTTTTAACCTTCTTCCACCTGCATGTCTTACAATGACATTTGTGGAAAATAATCGTTGTAGTCTGGCTCTTAAACTTGTATTTGCCATTTTATCCTCTTATTATTTTATTAACCAAGTTAGATCTTCTTTTTCACCACGAACATCCCAATTCCAACCTTCGGCTATTTCTTCTTCTGGGGTGTAAACTGGTTCATAATCTAACATTTTATTTAAGACTGTTTTTTGTAGGGCAATTCCCTCTGCGTTCAACCTAAGTGCAGTATCTCTTACCCACAATCCTATTGCCAAACTCATTGGAAGATCATCATTATATCCTTCCAAAGCTTCAGCCTTGTTGTTGTGCCATATAAACACAAATAATTCATCAATCAATCTATTAGAATGTACTATGACTGATTTTTCTCTAAAATATTCTTCTAATTTTGCTATTACCAATGGTCTTGTTTTCATAGTCATACTAAATCCTGGGACCATTTGTCTATCTTTATGTCTGTATCTATTTGTTACTTGTCTTGCGACATCTACAAACTGTAAATCTTTTGATGTATAAAATAGGTTATCATATTCTCTGTCTATAACTTGTTGTATGGTGGCCCAACCAATACTTGAATTCTCAATAACAAGTAATGCGTTGTTATATTCCATAGCAGTGTTCATACATAAATTACCAAAATCTTTGGTAGAAATCTTTCCCTTATATTCCGCGACTTGTTCCATACTCTCTATTTCTATTACATGAAATGCAGAAAAGTCTGTTGCATCACCACGGGCAACGTCAGCAGCAACTACATAATTCTTTGTATAATCAGGTTGTCTCCAAATCCATAAATTACTATCCATTCCCCTCTTTTCAACTGGTTCTTCAATTTGTGTATTTCTATATTCTTCCAAAATTACACCATCAATTACAGTTTGACCTGAAGTGATAAAGTCACAATCACATTCTTGTGCTGCCATTGAAGGTCCTAACAACTTATCTTGTTCATCTCTCCAATCTTGTTCTCTATCTGGATGTAAAGTCCAATGAAGTCTTACAAAATTCCAATCACTTTTTCCTTCTTCTGCATCAACCCAAATTCTATGAAACCAATTACCAACACCATTCGGTGTGGATAGTGCTATACATTGACCACCAGTACTCAGAGTACTTTGTGCAGCAGTCCATATTGTATCAATTTTATCAATAAATGCTGCCTCATCAAGTATCAATAATGACAATGCCTCTGAACGACCTGCATCTTCAGAACTTGCAATTGCCTTTACTTGTGAACCATTACTGTATCTTAATGATAATTTGTTATCTTCAACACAATTTGATTTTACCCAATTTGGTAGATTTGCATGCATTACTCGGATTTTCGTTACAAGGTTTTTAGCGGTGTCTTGTTTAGTTGCAATAACCAATATATTTTTGTCCGATTGGAATGTCATCATCCACAGTGCGTATCCTGCAGTTAATGTTGATATTCCTAACTGACGAGCCTTTAGAATAATGTTGTAATTATGTTTTTCAAAATCATATATCATTTTTTCTTGAAATTCATATAGAGAAAATGGAATCTTACCTTCTATTGGATGTTGAATTACAGCATACTTTTTTAGAAAATATGCAGGATCTTTCGCACATTTTAAATATTCCCTTTTAATGACTTCTTTTATATTCTTATCACTCATTATATTTTACCAAAAATAAATCCTATTACTACCCACAAATACTGACTCTCATACCATTTAGGTTTAACTAATTCAACCATCTTTTCGTTCATTTTATCACGAGCATGTAATAAAACAATCTGTTTGTCTTTTGCGTTTAATAGTAAAGAATCAAGTTCTGTCTGATCTTCTAACTTACCGACTAAACCTTCATAATCAGCAATCACTAATTTCTGTGATGCTATTAATGAATCAGCCTTTTCTATTTTACCTTCCCATTGAGCATCACGTTGTTTAATCATTTCCAACGCTTCTGCCTGTGTGTATGTATCTTGTCCAAATAAGGGGATGGATAGCAATAATATCCAAAGATATTTCATACTCACTCCTTATCTATGCAATACGTGAACTATACCACTTGAACCATTCACGACTTTTTTCACACCAATCGGATAAAGTACTTTAACGGTACATTGGTCACCATCTAAAGTTCCACCGGCCGCACAATGTATTACTACATTTGATACATCCTCAATAATAAATCCTGCACCGGCATTTGAACCTGTGGAATGAAAGGTAGTACTTGCTGCTACCTCTGTTACTCTATTATAGTCTCCATCTGTTGGAATTCTTCGTTCATAATCATCAGGGTGACTTCTAAACATAGTCATTTAATTTCTCCTTATATACATATATATAATTATTTACTCTTGGAAAACTTCCTTAAAAATTCTTCTGCAGATTCTACATCATCACTCTCATAGGCCGTTTCCATTTTTTTAACCTGTTTCTTGTGTATGGTCAACTTTCTTTTCATATTTGTTATTTCTTTTTTATTTTCAGTTTTATTTTCTTGTAATTTCTCTATTCCTTTTGTTATCTCTTTTTCTTTCTTTTTATTTTCTTTTATAACACCCTCTAATTCTTTTACTTCTTTACTTTTAGCCGCTCCCGCTGCAAAAAGTCCAGCTACTAAACCAAAGAACCCCAATATGAGTTTCCATATTT